CAGTCTCGACCTGCGCGGCACGCAGATCACATCTTTGCCGGACAACCTTACGGTCGGCGGCTGGCTCGACCTGGGCGGCACGCAGATCACATCTTTGCCGGACAACCTTACGGTCGGCGACAGTATCTACCTGGGCGGCACGCAGATCACGTCAGAGGAAATGCGAAAGGTCAAGTCATTGCAAGATGGTGATTATGTTGCCGGACGGTATTTGTATTGTGACGGCATTCTCACACATGTTTCCAAAAAGCGCAAGATTGGCGAATACACCTTGTATGTTGGAAAGATCAAGAACCGTAACGTAGTAAGCGACGGAAAGATTTATGCGCACTGCAAAACGCTCCGCGACGGAATTGCGGATATTGCATTCAAAAAAGCGGCTGAGCGTGGTGCGGGTCAGTATAAGGGGATTTCACTCGACGCGAAAATCCCGCTTGAAGATGCGAAAACAATGTATCGCATTATCACGGGCGCGTGCAGAGCTGGTACAGAGCAGTTCGCGCAGAGCCTTGGAGACAAATTGCAGGAGGCCTACACCGTGCGCGAGATGATCGAGGTGACAAAAGGCCAGTATAACGCTACAAAATTTGCAGAGTTTTTTGGGGAGGGCTGACATGGAAGACGTTGAGATCATCACTGAGCGGAATCACCGTCGCGTAAGAGAGCATGAGCTTGGCGAACGCTGGGAAGTGATCGTCAAGAAGCAGAAGCACAGAAGCAACGCTCTGAAAATGGCTGAGGCCGTTTGTGTCGTTGTCGCCTGTATGGCGGCTGGCGCGTCTGCCGTTTTCTTCGGCTTCGGATTTCCGAAGTCTGCGCTTGTCACCTGCGGCGTTGCCGCCATCTTCGGCTTCGGCGCTGTTGCGTTTTACGAGCCATGACGCAGTGCGAAAAGGTGCTTCGGCATCTGCGCGAGTTCGGCACGATCACGCCGATGGACGCGATTAGGGAATACGGGTGTCTCCGGCTTGGCGCTAGAATATGCGACCTTCGCCAAGATGGGCACCAGATCAAAAGCAAAATCGTAACAGGAAGAAACAGATTCGGCGAGGTAACGCACTACGCTGAGTACAGTTTGGAGGACAGCGATGAGCAACTTTGAACCGCCGGAGTCGGCGTACATTTACGACCTGTTCGGCGTGGAGATTTACGCCGGGGAGGAATATTGGGAGGGCGATGAAGGAATCTTCGCCGACCCGCTGGATGACAACTATGACAGCCGGAACAGCATCATTTCTCTGCTTGTGGAGCAGTTGGGTACGCGGAACATTCTGGAGGCGCTTGGCTATGTCAAAAAAACTTACGAACGAGGTGGTTGAATGAGCTATTCAAGCGGCTGCACAAAATATGAGCTTGCGATTGCAAAGATCACGTTTTGGGACGGACCGGTTCGCTGCGAAACATGCCCGTGCATGGAGGTCTACCAGAGAAAGCAGTGCAGATTAACTGGTGAATATCTGAGTGACACACGCGGAGCCGGTCACAGTTGCCCGCTAATTCCGATTGACGATTATTCCGACTGGGCGGATGATAAGGCGTTGTCCGGAAAGGCACTTGACAATAGCGAACGAAATTCACGATGCAGAATAACGGAGGGAAACAATGAAACAGTTTCGGACACTGAGGCCGGATGAGATTGAGTGCCGCGTTGCGCAGTGCAACGAAAAAGGCGCGTCCATCCTGCTTTACAAGACGGCACGGACGGACGCAGACATTTTGGATGAAACCGTAGGCTCCCAAAATTGGGAGAACGATTTCAAACTGGTCGATGGCGTCCTATACGGCGGAATCGGCATCGACTACATCGGGAACGGGCATCTTGTGTGGAAATGGGATGCTGGCACCGAGAGCAACACCGAGGCTGAAAAAGGCCGCGCGTCAGACGCTTTCAAGCGTGCTGGATTCAAGCACGGAATCGGGCGTGAGCTGTATTCCGCTCCGTTCATTTGGGTTGACGCTGCCCTTTGCGAACGACTGAAAAAGAACGACAAGGGCAGATGGCAGTGCAATGACCGATTTGACGTGTCGGAAATCAGTTACGATGATGCGGAGCGCATCAAGACGCTGACTCTGACCTCACGCGGGCGTGTCGTGTATACCTTCGGGCACGGAACAAGGGCAGCACCGCCCGCAAAGGAGCCGGAGCAGCCGAAGAAGCAGGAACGCCAGACGGGCTTCCGCTGCGCGGACTGCGGAAACGCAGTAGAGCCAACTGTTTTCGACGGCAAGAAGTATTCCGCATGGTCGATCGCGGAAAACACGACAAAGAAGTACGGACGTTGTCTGTGCTGGGACTGCTACATGAAGCAGGTGCAAAATGGTTGATATAACCTTTACCGCCGCCGATTGGTCGCTAGACTCTGCTGGTACATGGCTTCGCATCCGCGCGGACGTCCCCGCAAAAGCGCAGATGTTTCTTGCAACGATGATTCCCGGAAAGAAGTACGTTGCGGAGATCAAGGAGTTCCGCAAGAAGCGCAGCCTTGATTCAAACAACTACTTCTGGCAGCTCTGCGATCAGATCGCGGACAAGCTCGGACGGACGAAAGAAGACATATACATCGACTATATCAAGTCGGTCGGCGTATTTAAGGACTTCCACCTCACAAGAGAGGACGCGCCGACGTTCCGGACGGCGTGGTCGATGCTCGGGACTGGCTGGCCGACCGAAGAAGTTGACTATCAGCAGGACGGTGACGGCGTTGTTGTCAGAGCCTATTACGGCTCGTCTCGATACAACGCGAAGCAAATGAGCCGGATTATCGATATGGCTGTGCAGGATGCAAAAAGCCTCGGAATCGAGACCTTGACGCCTGACGAGCTGGCTCGGATGAACATTGAATGGGGTGAGAGAGCTGCACAAACAGACAAAGGCAACTAGTATCCCAGCCTCTGTAAAAGAGGCTGTCATGGAGCGTGACGGCGGTTGCTGCATTGTTTGCGGTAGACCGGGAAGCCCATGGTGTCACTACATACCGCGCTCCCACGGTGGTCTTGGAATCGCCGAGAACATCATAACGCTGTGCGACACCTGCCATTTTCTCTACGATCAGTCATACCTTCGCCAGCCGTTTAAGAGCACAATAGAGCATTATCTAAAAAGCAAATATCCAGATTGGGATGCAGAAAAACTTGTATACAGGAAAGGAATGTAAAAAATGTCTGAAAACATCATTGGCATCAGCACCGAACGCTATGAGGAGCTTGTCTCCGCAAGAGAACAGCTGAAGTTCCTCGAAAAAGCATACCGCGAGCTTCAGAGCTATCGATTCGATGACATCCTTCTGCTTTTGTTTGGGCCGAAGGAAAAGGAGGGCGAGAAATGCTGAATACCATCACGATCATGGGCAGGCTGACGAAAGACCCCGAATTGCGTCGGCTTGAAAGTGGAACGGCTGTTGCATCGTTCTCCATCGCCTGTGAGCGCGACTACGCGCCGCAGGGCGGCGAAAAGGTAACAGACTTCATCGATGTTGTCGCTTTCGGGAAAACGGCTGAATTCGCCGAGAAGTTCTTCACAAAAGGCCGTATGGCTGTTGTGACAGGGCGCTTGCAGATTCGCGGCTGGACGGACAAGGAAGGCAACAAGCGCCGTACCGCAGAAATCCTTGCCGACCATTTCTATTTCGGAGACTCAAAGCCGACCGGAACGGAGGAAACTAAAAGCGAGTTCTCGGAGATCACGAACGACGAAGCCCTTCCTTTTTAGGGGTGTAAGGGATGGGGAAAAATAAAGATCCAGCAGTTCTGTTTTATACATCTGATTTTCTGTCCGGCTGTGCCTTGATGGATATGCGGGAGCGTGGGCAGTACATCACGCTCCTGTGCCTCCAAAGAGAGCGAGGGCACATGACAATGCAGGAGATTGTAAGAGCTGTCAAAAAGCCGTCTACGGAGGTCATGCGCAAGTTTCAAAAGGACGATGACGGCAAGTATTACAACCGACGCATGGACTTGGAAATTGAAAAACGAGAAGCACATTGTCAGCGTCAACGCGAGAATGTGGCAAAGCGTTGGAATAAGCAAAACTGCGCATCTGGTATGCGCGATGGTAACAACCATGGTAATACCACGGTATTACCTTTAGGAAATGGAAATGGAAATGGAAATATAAAAGATAATAGTTCTATTTCTGAGAAGAAGAAAAAGGGAAAGGAATTTACAGCACCAACGCTTGAGGAAGTAGAGGCTTATGCAGAAGAACGCGGCGTGCCGGACTTGGGAAAAACCTTCTTCGAGTATTTCACCGCTGGCGAGTGGTGCGACTCGACCGGGAAGCCAGTCCAGAGCTGGAAGCAGAAGTTCTTGACGTGGGAGTCGAACGAGAAGAAAAGGCGCGTGAAGAACGAAAGCAGAAGTTACGTTGAACACGGCGATGAAATGGGCGAATTTGAGCGTCAGGCCATGAAGAAAATGCTTGAAAGGGGTATGCCGGATGACTAGACCCGTTGGGCGTTTTGAGAAGAACTGCCCTTGCAAACAAGACTGTGCTAAGCGTAGCGCAGAGTGTCGGAAGACATGCCATGAGTGGGCTGTGTACGAGGCGATGAAAGCCGAAGAATACGAGCGCAGGCAACGTGTCTCGGAGTATTACTACAACCGAAGAGGGCCTACAGCGGCCTCGAAATCGGCTCGACGGAGGCATGAAAAGGCCGCTCAGCGCGGGCGCTGCCATTGGAGGTGACATTTGGTGAAGCACTATGGCGATATTTGCAAGATCATCGGCGCGGATATCGAGCCGTTCTGCATTGCAGTAACGAAACGGCATTTTGGTGATGAAAAATGTGAAGGAGAAACAGATGGAAGTTAAAATTCTACAGGGCGTTACGCCATTTGAAATCGAGCTTCGCGTAAACGAATTTCTTGAGAAGACGCCGTATCGAGTCGTTGACATCAAGTTTAGCTCTTGCGCGATCAAGAGCATGGGTGTTGCAGAGCGGATGTACACCGCGATGATCGTGTACAACACGGAGGGGTAAACATGGATTTGGAGCAGACAGCCATTGAGCGGCTTAAAATGGCATCGGACATGAGTATGCGCCTGTATAAGCGAGCACTTGTGATTACTTACTCAGGCGGAAAGGACTCGGACGTACTTCTGCATCTGGCTGGGAAATCGGGCATCCCGTATGAGGTGCTGCACTCGCTGACGACAGCTGATGCGCCGGAGACCGTCTGGCATGTGTGGGAAACATTCCGAAGGCTGGAGCTGGCGGGCGTACCGTGCGATATCGATAAGCACAAGCAGCCGGACGGGACGTACATGACCATGTGGCGACTAATCCCGCTGAAGCTGGTGCCGCCGACACGCATTATGCGCTACTGCTGCGCGGCGCTCAAAGAGACCAGCGGACGTGGCAGGTGGATCGCGACCGGCGTCCGCTGGGAGGAATCGCAAAAGCGCAAATCCCGTGGCGTTATGGAGACCCTGCACAGGGATAAATCCAAGCGGCTGACACTGATGAACGACAATGACGAAAGCCGGATGCTGATAGAAAATTGCCAGCTCAAGGGGACCCGAACGGTCAATCCGATTATCGATTGGCCGACCGAATCCATCTGGGATTACTGCGCAGCAGAAAAGATCTGTATGAATCCGCTTTACGCCTGCGGCGAAGATCGCGTGGGCTGCATCAATTGCCCGATGGCGGGCAAGCGCCGGAAGGTGCAGCTCGCGCGCTACCCCGGATACCGGAATGCCTACATCCGGGCTTATGACCGGATGATCGAGGAGCGCCGCAGCCGCGGCCTGCCGTGCGATTGGCAGACCGGCGAAGACGTCCTGCACTGGAGTCTGGAGGACGGCGTTTTGCCGGGACAAATGGTTTTTGAAGGAATGGAGGATATATGACAGACAAGGAAATTATACAGGCGCTGCGTATCTGCGCGACGCATATAGAGAAGGGTTGCGGGCTTTGTCCACAAATGAAGTATGTGCGTTGCACGGAGCGTCTGGCGGATGAATCTATCACTATGATCGAGCGCCTGACCGCCGAGAACGCAGAGCTGCGCAAGGAAATCGAGTGGAAGGACATGGTGATTGCCCTCGCACAGAGAAAGCAGGCGGAGGCAGAAGCCGAGAGGAACGCGCTGCTGGAATACGCGAAAACGATGCAGAAAGGATGAAAGCAAAAACATGAGTTATTTTGAGGAATACGATGATATGTTCTCTGAACCGTCAAGGGCGGAACAGATCATTGAGGACGCAAAGGCTGCGCTCTGGAATGAGATGACCGAGGAAGTCAAGCAGCTGATGGACGATGCCAACGAGGCGAAGACGAAAGCCGATGAAATCAGAAGAGAGGTTTACAGCCTGAATTGGGAAAAAGCGCAGCTTGAGGAAGAAATCAAGCAGCTTCGTGAGCAGAAGGTCTATGTCGAAGCGCACGAGGTTCCGGCAATGCAGGTCAAGGCAATCGTCAACCATCTGACAAAGGACTTCCGCCCCGGCGATGAGTGCTGGGTGATCGGTTCGGAATACGAACGGCATACCTGTGAGAAGTGCGGCGGCAAAAAGAAAGTGTCGGCTGACATTGGCGGGGAGACGCTTGAAATTGACTGCCCCACATGCAGAGGCTACGGGGCCGTTTCAAAATTAACGTATTTCCCCAAAAAGTCAAAAATCAAGAATGTCAGGATGTTGCTCTGCTTCGATTCTAGCAATCGCATGAATAGATGGAGTACGGAAACGTTGATCGTTGACGGTCGCGATGACCGTAACAGAGCGGGTTCCGTATTCAAGACGGAAGAAGAGGCAAAAGCGGCGATCAAAGAAAGGTACGGGGACGAAAATGGATGATTTTCTGAGATTCTTCGACAAAGTAAGGTCGCGGATACCGCTGCCGGAAGCGCCGGAGGAGGGAGAAAAGGCATGAAAGCTGTTTTAATCAGCATTCGCCCGAAGTGGTGCGAGAAGATCATAAGCGGTGAGAAAACGATTGAGGTGCGAAAGACGCGCCCGAAGATGGATACGCCGTTTAAGTGCTATATCTACTGCACAAAACCGGAGGAAAAGCTACTCACCATTATAAAAGACGGCGATGAGAATTATGGAGAAACGTATCACGGCAAGCCGGTTTTCATAAAGACGGAAAAAGCGCCGACCACTGGCTTATGGGATAAGCGGCAAAAGGTTATCGGGGAATTTCTGTGCGATCAGATCATCAACATTAACGGCGCGGGAAGAATCCCGTCGGATGCTGCGCGGCCAACCTGCCTAGAGCCTGCGGAGCTGCACCAGTATCTCGGAGCTGCCACCGGCTTCGGCTGGCACATATCCAATCTCAAGATTTACGATACGCCGCGCGAATTGGACGACTTCAGACGGGCATGTAAAAATGACTGGTGGTGTGAGAGCTGCGCTATGTACAGTGAGTATAACGGGACCTGCGGCAATGGTAATTTGCAGATTCGACGCCCGCCGCAGAGCTGGTGCTATGTGGAGGAACAAATATGGAACGACTAACGTTTGACGGAAACTTCTGCGATATTGCACAGTGCCGCAATGTTCCGGGCGGAAGCTTCTGCGAGGATGGCGCGTGCTACCAGAAAAAAGTGTGGGAGCGGCTCAAGCAGTTTGAGGACACCGTTCGAGCACCAGAGCTTTTTTTCAGGATGTACGGCGAACTTCCCCTTTTGGAGTCTGCGATTAAACACTACAGCAGCCACGACCGCATGAAAGAGCTTGCCAAGGCTGACAAGGACGGGCGCGTGGTGCTGCTTCCATGCCGGGGCGATGCAGACATTGTTCTCATGCGAAACGGCATCGCTTTCAAGCCAGACCACTGGAATATCCATCTTACCGCGTTTGCAGAAAATCAGCCGACACCGAGCGGAAGGACGGTTGCCTTGTTCGATCTTAGCGAAGTTCAGGAATCAATGGAGGGCAAGAAGGATGGCTAAGCGCATAACCAAAGCGCAGTTGAGACAACTCTATCAGGCTCAGCTCATCGATAACGACGAATATCTGAGACTTTTAAAAGAGTTTTCAGGGATAGAATCCCGGCCGACCACGGAGTACAACCACTACGACGAAAATGGCGAGTTTATTGGTAGCAGCGTGGACACCGATCTTTCTGACCTGCTGGACGAGGCTGGCGTGGAGGTGCAGGACGATTTCGAGAAGATGGAGATAAGGGAAGATGAAACTTCGTGAGTTCAAGTTCAACGAATTGAAGAATCCGCTTTCGCCTGTAAATCTCTGCGTAAAAGATGAGAAACGCATCTATGAGGAATGCTCGATAGGCGAGACGCTTCGTTCCTTGCCGCTTGAACTTGCAGACCGGGAGATCAAAGAAGCGCGCTGGTTTTTCAACACATTAGTTATCGAATTGGAGGAAGCAAAAGATGGCTAAGCCGAAAAAGCTGGGTATGCCAGCCGCCTATACCTCGAACGCCAGAGCTGATTTCCTGCGCCGCCCGAAATCGGCAGAACGTCGGAAATGGACTGTCGCAAGCGACGATCGGCCGGCACGTATGGAACAGAAACGGATGGAACGTGAAAAGGAGGCTAAAGGATGACTGCTTATATTCTGAAACTGGACGCTTTACGTGCAATACAAAAACAGAGGTGTGCAAACACCAGCCCTGCGCAAAATTTGATGCTTGATCGTATTCGTTGTGACATCGTAACGCTTCCCGCCGCAGACGTTGCGGAGGTGGTGCGGTGCAAGGACTGCGCACATTTCGGGAATCTCTTAAGGGATGGGCTTCATGCCTGCTGCCTATATGTGATGCCGTATTGCAGGCCGGACGATTTTTGTAGCCGAGGCGTGAGAAAGGATGGAGGTGAAAACGATGTTTCAGGTTGAGCTTTTATCGGGCGGTGTGTTTACCGTGTATGCCGTCCAGCCGGAGGCGGAAATATTTCTGATTTACCGCAACGATGCATGGGAATGGATCGATATTCCGCAATGCAGGCCGTATACTCCGCCGTGGATGGGCATCGCCTATCCGGGAGGTGCGACGCATGGCTAAATACATTGCGCGGGAGGTGCTTGAGGTTGCGCTAAATTACCGACTTTCGTTCTTGAAAGCGGAGAAAGGCGAGCATGACCATTATACCTGTGGTTTTGACGAGGCAGTCACTACCGTTGAAAACTTCCCAGAAGCCGATGTTGCGCCGGTGGTGCGGTGTAATGACTGCAAGTATCGTGTTGATGCGACGATTAACGCTAACGGCTTTCTCATCTGCGACATCAGCAATATGGAGATTGCACCGGACGATTTTTGCAGCTACGGGGAGTATCAGACAAATATGGGAGGTGTGACGAATGAGTGAATACATGTCCATTGACGCGGTGATTGCCATCATTGAAGAAAAGCAAAAGAAACTTTGCCCGGTTGGACGTTACGGCAGAAATTACGTGTATGGAACGGACAGAGAGCGCTATGATGAATGGCAAGAGATCATAGACGAGATTGGGGCTTCCAAAACGGCGGATGTTGAAGAAGTGATACGGTGCAAGGACTGTAAGCACAGCACACTTCCATCTGAACTTACACAGAGGTATGGGAAGCCGGGAACACTGACTTGCCACAACAAATATTCGCCATGTAACAGACGCAATGTCAGCGAAAACGATTTTTGCAGCTACGGCGAGGAACGCGGGAATGGGTGATATTACATTCATGGACTGCTGGCACTTCATCGCGCCGCTGATTCCTACAAATACAGACTTCGCGCGAGAGGTATATGTGATGACGTTTAAGGCGCTGAAAGACGCCGAGGAGCATAGAAAAAAACCTACGGGGGATAAAAAATGAGCCTTGAGAAAGTAACTGACAAACAGGAGAACGAGAGCGGCGGAGTGCAGTCATTTCGCCCTTTTAAAAGTGAATGGCTTCCACCGAAAGCGATGCTGAAGCTCTCACAGGTGCGGTATGAGTCGGACGCGGTGCATCACTATCCAGAGAACAATTACAAACTGATTCCGGCAAAGGAGCATGTAGGCCGCGCTTTGACGCACCTGTTCGCATGGCTCGCCGGAGACGAGACAAATGAGCATTTGGCACATGCGCTTTGCAGAGTTGCCTTTGCCGTCGAAATGGAGCAGGAGGCGAAGCATGAAAACGGAGATTCTTAAAATCAAGGGCGATTGGGAGGAAGTCGCTTCTGACTGCCGCCTGACCGTTGGCAAGCCGCCGCTTGGTAAAGAGCCGAGCGCAGACTTTAAGAGAAAAATCCTGATCGCAGAGCACAGCCCGATTCGGGACATTTGCGTGAGGTGGACATGGCGCGGAATCAAGAGCTGGGTAGCAACGCACTGGACGCGGCACAAATGGGAGTGTTTTGTAAAGACACAGCGCTCAGACCGCACGGGGATTGACCGTGACAATCTGCCGCAGGACGCGCCTGTTGACTTCACAGGAGACGCAAATGTACAGGCATTGATTGATACGATGCGAAAGCGTTTGTGCCACCAGTCCTCGCCTGAGACGCGGCAGTACGCCGAGGACTTCAAGGCGGCCTTGCATGAGATTGAGCCGGAAATTGCGGATGTGCTGGTGTGTAACTGTGTCTATCGAGGATTTTGCTCAGAAATGAATCCGTGCGGATTCTGGGATTGGTTCTCTAGGGACATGACGAAGGATGAACTTGTTTCATGGGAGAGACGTTATGGAAAGTATAATCAGTGGCTCCAAAGAACCAAAAATTGATTTAACAGGATACTCCTTCGGTGAGTTCAAAGTACTAGAAGAAGGTGAACCCAAAATCAGGAATGACGGCCATAAGGTAAGACGGTGGAAGTGCTTGTGCTCATGCGGAAACATACGTTACTTATCCACGCAGGAGATAAAAAAGAAAAAACGTAAGAGCTGCGGGTGCAAGAACAACGAATACAGAAGGAAAAATGCAACGATACATGGAGACAGTCATAAACGCCTTCATAACATTTGGAGTGGAATGCGCGCAAGGTGTTACTGCGAAACGGAATATCATTACAAATGGTATGGGGCGCGAGGAATCAAGATGGATGATAAATGGAGAAATGATTACTGCGCGTTCAAAAAATGGGCACTTGGCGCGGGGTATTCTCCTGAATTGTCTATCGACAGAATCGATAACGATGGTGATTATACGCCAGATAATTGCAGATGGGTTGACCATAAGACGCAATGCAACAATACCAGAAGAAACCACTATATTGAAGCATTTGGGGAAACGTTGACTATGTCCCAGTGGGCAGATAAGACGGGAATCCCATACGCTACAATTAAAAGAAGGATTAAACGAGGCTGGAAACCAGAATGTGTCGTTACAAAACCGATTCGGAAACCAACGAATAGAACGGCAGATATGGTTGCCACGACGCATATCGACGAACGCTATGAGGCGTACAGCAAACTCTTTTACTCGAGCAGAAAGAACGAGGTGGAGTAAGTGAGAATGACATTTGTTTGTCACGGGTGCGGAAAGACGGTAACAAAAGCCGTAAATGATGACGGCGCGAAGCATAGATATTGCTCCACAGAATGCTACACGGCATACCGCAGAAAGCACGCGAAGAACAAGTACAAGGCATACTGCGGGACGCACGACGCGAAAACATGCAGAAAGGCAAGAATCAGAATCACGAAGGAAATCTTTCTGTACCCGGAGTTCAAGCCGGAGCTCGGCGCGGAGTATACCGCAGAAAGATACCAGTACGGAAAAAACGTCGGATATGTGGTCGTCGTGAACGGTCACAGGGTAAATGTACGTTGGAACGAGTGCGAGGAGGTGTAGCCTTGAGAGCCATTACGTGGACGCAGAGACATATATTGATGGTATACGCCCGTTGTAACATGAGCCGCAGGAAAACCGCAGAAGCGTGTTTCCTGAGCCTACAGGACATTGATTATCACCTTCGCATGGTGGAGGTGAAAACAGGGCTGAATCCGCATAACTTCAAAGACCTTGTAAAGCTGATCTTTATGTGCGGCGATGGCGGCATGTTTGAGTTGGATACGCTATGACAGATCGGCAGAAACACTTTTACAAGCTGTATATGTCCGGGTACAGCATGGGGCAGATCGCCAGAAAGTACAGAGTGAATCCTTCAACGGTGTGCCGGACGGTAACACGCGCAGAAAGGAACATACGAAACGCAGAAAGGCTTCTGCTCGAAATGAAAAATTTCATGCCGGAGGACGAAAATGGGAAAAATACTTGCGATTGACCCCGGAAACATCGAGAGCGGTTTTGTTATTGCAGAGTACGACGAGCGCGACATAACGCGAGTGCTCCGCGTCGGGAAACTGGAAAACCACGAGATCATGCAGATCATCGCAGAAAGCGAAAAAATTGACTTTGTGATCGAGATGATCGCGGGGATGGGTATGACCGTTGGCAAGGAAGTCTTTGATACCTGTGTATGGATAGGCCGCTTTTGGGAGCGGGCGCTCACAAGGGATTTCCGGGAAATGCAGTACATATACCGACGGGAAGAAAAGCTGTGCCTTTGCGCGTCTCCGCGTGCGAAGGATGCGAACATCAGGCAGGCGCTTGCCGACCGCTACGCGCCCGGACAGCCGAACTTCGGAAAAGGCACAAAGAAACAACCGGGCTTTTTCTTCGGCTTTTCCTCTGACATGTGGGCGGCTATGGCGGTAGCTACGACGTACTACGACAAATTTGTAAAGGGGATACAGATATGATGGGAGAACTTTTTGACGCCGTTGGAGCGCTTGCAGAAATGTCGCTGCTGTTTTACAAAGCCACGATAAACGCGGGCGCAACAGAAGAACAGGCGAACATCCTGATAACTGCGTTTCTGCGAGCGTCATTGCAGAAAAACGGGAAGAACAAAGAAGAAAGAGAAGATACCGGAGACACGGAATAAACTTTTGCGATACCGCAGAAAAAGAACCCCGCCCGATGTGGGCGGTGTTAGCTTATCTCGCAAAGACTCTTTGCAGAAAAGAACGCTGCTTTTTGTAAAACGTTGTAACCGCGGATATTTCCTCGTATCCGGTATAGGGTACATCGTACCGCCAAACTCCGGCGGGCGTTTGATAGATGCACTGGCCGCATTGCGGCAGAAGCTCCAAGCCGGGCATATCTAGTATGTTTCTGCTCTGCTGCCGGGTGGCGGTGTGCAGGCCGCAAATGGCGGTAAAGTTTACCTTTACAGCTGTTGGAATGATTGTTGCAAGCGGGCACTGTGTTACCAGTATCACATGCACTTTTGCCGCGCGCCCGATCTGGCAAAGGCGCTGGACGGCCGGAAGCGCTTGCTTTTTCATCGTTGTCATGAGGTCGGCGAATTCCTCAATAATGATATACACGTCCGGCCCGCAGAACGTGCGAAGCCTGCGACGCTGCATCCGCTTATATCGTGCCTCGGTTATGCTCAGAGCATAATCAAGCGCCGCGATGATCTCGCCGCCCTCGGTGGAGTGCCGGAGCGTGTGCGGCATTCCTGCATATTCGTTCAGCTCTGTGCGCTTCGGGTCGATCAGGATCATCTGCTTTTCGTTCGGATGGTGTCGCAGAATGGCGCACACCAGACCATTGAGCAGAACGGATTTACCGGAGCCGGACGCGCCAGCAATCAAAAGATGCGGCTGCTCCAACATGTCCGCGAACAGGGCGGGAACCTGCCCGCCCATGCTTGTAATTTTCATGCTGTTTTACCTCCATCGAAGAAATAAGTTCCATTCTCCATGAAACGCCTGTTCCAATAGTCCGCGACCTCTCGCGCCCGCTTTTTCGTCGGGAAGATGTTCGCAGAAACAAGCCCGCCGATGTGATCGAGAACGCTCGCGAGGTTGTCGGACTCGGCACAGCGGATAACATCGGCATAATAGCCGGGGTCGTACTCCGGAGACGGGCGCGGCGTAAATACCCGTTCGTTGCGGTCTTGCCGTACCTGTACGGCGATGTATAAATATGCCATTGCTTTACCCTCCATCCCGTGCGGGGCGGTTAGACCGCCACCGCAAGCGTTTTGTAATCAAACGTGTGGCACGCTGCAACGATCTCGCGCCGGGTGTCGTCGTGCCACCAGAAGCGCCAGCCGCACGGGTCCTCGTAGATGTCTTTCGCGAACGCCTGCACGTCGATTTCTCCGCGCCCGAAGTTTGTAGCGGCGTCGAATGCGTAATCATCCGTGTATCTGCCATCGGTTCGGCCTGCGACGATCTGCCCGGCGCGAATGGCCTTTGCAATCGTTGCGGCGGTCAGGCGGTCGCCCAGCTTCACGGGCTTAATCGGTGCGAACGGGGAAAATGTGCGGTTGCCCGGCTGCCCGCCAACGGAAACCGTCAGGCCGTCCACCTCCTGCAAGGGCTTCCCGGCGCGAAGCCATGCGACAAGCTCCGCGAGGGTGTCGCACTCCGGCGCGGCCATCATGATATACGCAGTGAAGCTAAGCTTGGATGTGTCCATGTGCCACGGGCTGACCGAGAAAAGCCAGCGCGTGCAGGTCTTGCCGTTCTTCATCGCGTTAGCCAGGTCGATAATAACGAGGCTATAGCGGTACGGACGGGCAAAAATGAGCGAATCAGAAAAATAAAGGTCATCGCACTGGTCCCAAAAGTCGAAGATGCGGAATTCTTCACAGCTGTTAATGATTTTCATTGTTTATTCCTCCGTTTCTGCCTGCGTCTTGAAATATTCGCGCTGTGCGGCCATGTATGCGGCTTTTTGCGTGTCGGTAAATCCGCAGGTGGCGAAAAGCTCGCTTGCGCTGGTGTAGTCTTTTACGCCGCTGCAATTAGCGAAGCAACTGCATACGTCATAATCAGCCTGCCAGTTGATGCCGTATTCGTGATTATACATTTCGTGCAGAAACGCGCTTTTCCAGTAGTCGAATGATTCGGCGCTCTTGCGTTCTGCCTCATTCAACGCCCGCAGAAGCTCCGCGCCGTGCTGCACGAAATCGGCATCCCGATAATATGCCATGAACACTGGACTAAAAATCATTCCGGAGGTATCCGGCGCGGGTCCGATATGAAACATTGAAACATGCGGGCGACGCATTGCGTAAAGGTTGCGCAGAAAGTATTCTTTTACACTCTTGTCCTCGTATCCGCTGACGGTGGAAAGTTCCGATTCTGTGAAAAGTATTCCGGTTAACTTCCGGCGGTAAATCTCGCGCAGTTCGTCGCGGCTCTTGCCTCTGTGGTGCAGTTCGTAATCATTCGCGTGGTAGATGTGCTTCCCTTCTGCGCAGACGCAAGCGGAAAACCCGAAAGCGCCGCCGAAGTCAACGAAATAAACCGTGTGCCCTTTGATCGTCTCGACTTCATCGGCCATGTCGGCCAGATTGGCTTCGCTCATGCTTTCGATGTCCTTGATCGTGTAATTATATGCGTTCATGTGTAGTTCCTCCTGATTTAAGATTATGTGGTGCGGCTGATCGGCTCAACCGCCCAGAAGCCAAGATTCAGCAAGCAACTGAGAATTCACCCGCCCATGCTTGCAAGATCGCGCCGGAGTCGGTGACGGCAGTACCCCAGCCGCTGACGCTTGCCGCCTTGCGGCAGTGGATGATGTAATCTCGCCCCGCTTTGTAGTCGATGCGCAAGCCACCGACGGAAGCGGCGCGGATTTCTTCGGGGGTGTGCCAGATGCTAGAGCAAGTCGGGGAGATGTTAATGGGGAGAGTCTGCATGTCGTTTCCTCCTAAAATTGTGCCCGCGTGATCTGCGGGGCGCTTGGTATCTCTTGTTTACATGCTTATTATAGTATACGTACACATATATTGCAAGAGTAAATCAGCAAAAACATATACAAAATATACGTACACATTTTGTGCAAATTGTATGTGTACACATGCGATGCGGATGTGGTACAATCACAGCGGGGAGGCGATCCGATGGCATACAGCGAGGCAAGCAAAAACGCCGCCGCAAAGTATCGCGCGGCGCACATTAAGCGCGTGCCGCTCGATATGCAAATTGCGGAATATGAGCAGCTCAAAGCCGCCGCCGATGCGCGGGGCGAGCGAGTTAACGAGTATATCAAAAATGCAATCCGAGAGCGGCTAAGCAAAACACCGGCTACCGATTAACGGCGGCCGGTGTTCTTCTTTTCGTCTGCACTGCAAGGCTTCGCAATGCGAGAGCGTCAGCGGCTCGCATGTATGCAGCTCCCGCGCATTCCTGCGCACCCTGATTCTGCACGCCGTCCGTGCGTTGCTTAAGCCCTTCAAAACGCATCTGCACCGCTCTTGTATTCCTTCGCGCCCCTGCGCCCGCGTGCCGTCACGCGCAGCACTCCCAGCGCCAAAAGCACACGAACGATGCAAGTGTTGCATGCATGCGTGCAATGATTCCCGCGCACAAGGCAAAAACACTTGCTTTTTTACCCTGAGCAATGTTATGCTTTTGCTAGCAGCAGCGCCGCAAGCTAGCTTGCGCGCAGCAGCAACGCAAAAGCGCAATTTTCATTTTGAGGTGATAGCATGGCACCCGACAAGCTGGCGGCAACCGACAAGCCCGCCGAGATCGCAAAGCCCAAGCGCAAGCGCAACAGGCCCGATCTTGCCAACTTTGGACAAGAGCACATCGAGCCGGGAGACAATGCCCGATATCTGCGCAATGCTATGGTTGCATGGGATCTCCCGCCGATCGACATAAGCGATGCAAGGCAGGTTGAGTACCGCATACAAGAGTATTTTGCATTCTGCATCCAGGAGGATGCAAAGCCAAGCGTGCCGGGAATGGGGCTATGGCTAGGCGTAGACGCATCAACAGTTGCAAGATGGCGGAGAGGCGATTACAGAGAGGATACACACCGCCCAGTGATAAAAAAGGCAATGTCTGTGCTAGAGATGCTGTGGAATGATTGGATGCAGTCCGGCAAGATCAACCCTGCATCTGGTATATTTATTGGCAAAAATATGTTCGGGTACAAAGATACACAAGATGTAGTACTTTCTCCGCATAATCCACTAGATGATGGGGCTAGTCCTGATGCAATTGCGGACAAATACCGCGACGCCCTGCCGGATGCGGATGTACCGCCAGAGGGCGCGAACGAATAACGCAACCAAATATCTATTTTGTTGCGTTCGTTGTCTGCGAAAAGTTGCTCAAACATGAGTAAACAACGGCAACATTGAACATTATACAGATATGCAGTGAATAGGGCGTATAATATGCACGCATACAGAGTGCATACCGGAGGGGGAAAGCGCCCGCCGCCACCAGCGCTGGTGAACCCTTTTACCACCGAAAAAGTAAAAAGGCATCCCCAATGTTGCCTTGTAATAACGCACTGATAAACGGTTCAGTGTAAGCAGCACAGAAGGGCTGACGCTTTGCGTCGGCTCTTTTTGTTTTGGAGGAGAGGCATGTACGAAGAGACGTTAAGAAGGATAAAGCGTCATATAGAGCTGCACCCCGAGGATAGCACAGCATACGGAGACTATTTCGATGTTGTCAGGGCGATGTGGGAGGAAGATAAGGAAAAGGCGTTCGAGCATAACCTTTGGCTGAGGAATGCGACGGCATTGCAGGTAAGGTATTCGGGAAGCTCGGAGGCGGTATTAAAATTTTACGAAATAAACAAAAAGACGTATTTGCTGGCAGCAAAGGACGATTTCGATTCGTACTGTGTGTACTTGGAGTGGAACAGGGAGAAGGAGAAGCGCTTCTATGTTCCTAGGCGGGCTACACTTAGACCTCTTGTACAAGACTTGCAGGATTTGAACGACGGGAAGTTAGACTTCTTGGGCGTGTCTCTGCCTCCAAGAGTCGGGAAATCGACGCTTTGCATATTCTTCATGACTTGGATTATGGGGAAGCGGCCTTCAGTTGCAAATGTCATGTCAGGCCATTCGGATAAGCTGACAGACGGCTTTTACAGAGAGGCAATGAACATTCTGACGGACACGGAAACGTATCTTTGGTCGGACGTGTTTCCAGGCGTAAAGGTCGTAGACAATTCTGCAAAGAACGAGACGATAGACCTTGAAAGGAAGAAGCGGTTTCCGACGTTTACGGCGCGTTCGGTTGGAGGAACGCTAACGGGCGCGGTCGAAGTCGGCACAGGCGGCTGTCTGTATGTAGACGACTTGATCGAGGACTTGGAGGAGTCTTTGAACCCTGTTAGATTGCAGGCGAAATACGACGCGTATCTCAATCAGCTTAAGGACAGAAAGAAGGACGGAGCTTTCGAGCTGATGGTAGGTACAAGGTGGAACGTAGCAGACCCGCTCGGACGGATAGAGGAACAGTATTCCGGAAATCCGAGGTATCGTTTCCGGGTAATTCCTGCCCTTAACGAAAAGGGTGAGTCGAACTTTAACTATCAATACGGCCTTGGATTCTCTACGGAGTATTACAAGGACATGAAGGCGAGTATAGACGATGCGACGTGGTGTGCGAAGTATCAAGGCAAGCCGTATGTCAGAGAAGGTCTTTTGTTCCCTGCGGAGTCTCTACGCTATTATAACGGCGTTCTTCCAGACGGTGATTTCTATAAGGTCTCTGTGTGTGACGTTGCGTGGGGCGGCGGTGACAGCCTCGCAATGCCGTTTGCGTATATCGCATCGGACGGGAGTGTGTATATACACGACGTAATCTTCAGCAAGGGAACGAAAGATGTTACACAGCCGATGATCGTCAATCGCACGAAGGAGCACAAGCCCCATAAAGAACGCTTCGAGGCGAATAACGGCGGCGGTGAATATGCTTCCACTGTAGACAGGATGCTCCGGGCAATCGGCGTGAGAACGAATATCACTTCTCAGAGAGCGCCGAACAATCAAAGCAAGCTAGGCCGTATAATTCAGTATTCTCCGGAGATCAAGCGATTCTATTTCGTGGATAAGGAGCATCGAACGCCGGAATACGACGAGTTTATGCGCGAAGTGTGTACCTTCTCCCAAACGGGAAAGAATACGCACGACGACGCGCCGGACAGCCTAGCAATGTTAGCCGACGAACTCTATCACGGCTCCGCTCAGATAGAGATCAAGAAGCGCGTGTTCTAAATTCGTGCACGCATGCGTGCAATGTTGAGAGAAGCAATGTTTCAAATGCAGTAAAATATGCAATGAAATATGCTATTATTGGATAAAGAAGTTCTGCATCTGCCTTGGCTGCCATGAGCCATGTTCTTCTTCCTGTTTCTTTGGCCGTCGGGTTTCCGGCGGTCAAGGCAGGTGCAGGATTATGGGGTATTAGCTCAGTTGGAAGAGCATCGGACTGTTAATCCGACGGTCGGAGGTTCAAATCCTTCATGCCCCGCCATACGGTGGATGAATCCGGGCGGCCCGGAGCCTGCTTTGAACACAGCGCGCAGCGAGAGCTGTTGAGTTCGACACTTACATCCACCGCCAGAGGCCGGGTCGCGCCCGGATGATGTGTGAGCGCCTGTCGAGCCATACAGAGAATGACAATGCTCGCTGAAAACTGCACCGTGGGAGGGAACCGCCTCAGCGTAATGGTGCCGCATATGTAAAGCGGCAATCGGTGATGTGATAATCTAAGCGGGAAGACAGCCAAGGGCCGTTATCTCAAATGGCTAGAGCGACCGTCTCATAAACGGTAATATCTCGGTTCGACTCCGAGACGGCCCACCAATACGCAGGCGGAAGCTAGATGGTTAAGCTCGAATGGGCAGCAATTCGGTTAGCAGGTTCGATTCCTGCCGCCTGCGACAAAAAGAGGTATGTTATGCAGTTTGGACGAACAAAAATCAAAACCGACATCGAGCGCGTAGACAGGGGAAATGTCCTTGCGGTGCTTGAGGCGGCAATGAACGACCATATCTCCAACTACGGAGATATTGAGTACCTGTATAATTACTTCAAGGGCAACCAGCCTGTTTTGCAGAGGACAAAGGAAATCCGTCCTGAAATCTGCAACAAGATCGTGGAGAACATCGCGAACGAGATTGTGTCCTTCAAAACGGGGCATCTCCTTGGAGAGCCAATCCAATACGTTAGCCGGTCGGACACGGACACAAGCAAAGAGGTCGGCGAGCTGAACGACATCATGGAGCTGTGCAGCAAGGCATGTGTAGACAACGAGATTGCGGAATGGCTCTATATCTGCGGCATCGGGTACAGGCTCATTCTTCCGAACGATAGCGCAATCAAGGGCAAGGCTGTTCCTGCGCTTTCTGTCGGAGAGAAGCCAGACCTCGGAGACGATGCGCCGTTCTCTGTGCACTGCCTAGACCCGCGCGGCGCGTTTGTTGTCCATTACTCCGGAATCGGGGAAAAGCCAGTTATGGGCGTCAAGTACGTCAGAAAGGACGATTTGACGGTTGTTTATAGCGTTTGGACGGACACGACGTACTTCGAGATCGAGAGCGGAGGCATAAACGGAGTCGGGCGTATCGTAAAGGAGATCCCAAACTCCGTCCGGTATATCCCGATTGTCGAATATGTCTTGAACAATGCTAGACAGGGCGCGTTTGAAATCGTACTCCCGCTTTTGGACGCGATCAACGCGACGCAGAGCGATAGAATCGACGGTGTAGACCAGTTTATACAGTCTCTTATGGTTCTGTACAATGCAGAGATCGACGAGGAAAAGGCGAAGAATCTACGAGACGCAGGGCTTATTATTCTGAAATCCTTCGGTGAAAACAAGGCCGATATCAAGGTTCTGAACGAACAGCTCAACCAGACACAGACGCAGACCTTGATCGACGATCTTTACCAGAAGGTTCTTGAGATCGTCGGTATGCCGAACAGAAACGGCGGCACAAGCACAAGCGACACGGGCGCGGCGGTCATTGTCCGTGACGGATGGTCAACGGCTGAGGCAAGGGCGAAGTCCGACGAGGCAAACTTCAAGCGTTCCGAAAGAGAATTTCTTAAGATCGCGCTTGCCATCATCAAGAGAACGGTCGGTTTATCCCTTATGCTGAAAGACGTGGATATTAAATTCACGCGGCACAATTACGATAATATTCAAAGCAAGTCTCAGGTGCTTGTTTCCATGCTCAACAACCCGCACATTCACCCTGCGCTTGCCTTCGAGCATTGCGGCCTGTTCTCTGACCCGCAATCGGCGTTCAACATGTCGGAGGCTTACTACCAAGAACAGATGCAGAAATGGGAGCCGGAAGAGGTAAGCGACGATGACGACGATCTACAAGAAGCTGGACAAAGAGCTTCCGAAGGTGAAGAACAGCCTACGACGTGAGTTCAACCGCCTGTCTCTGATGGGATTTGACGAGCTTAACGTGCTGAACACGCGAAAAACGACCGCGCAGATGTACAAACGGCTTTCTGAGAAAAATAAAAAGCTGTATCTGGACAGTGGATACTTTGCGTATCTTTTCGCATTCGGGCAGGCTTCATCGCTTGGTTTTTCCGGAAAGAGGAGAAAAATCGACGCAAAGTGGGTAGAGTCCTACTTGCAGGAATACAATCCAGTTACGCGCTACATCTACGAAAACGAGGTTGTTCGACGCAGAATGCGGCTGAACGAGTGTATCCTAACAGACCGCGAGTACGACAGCAGAGAGGGATTCCAGCACGATCTGAAACGCTCTGCGGCGTATTGGTGGCAGCAGACAACGCAGTACGGAATCGGCGCTTGCGACGCGGCGATGCGTGATGCGTTCCGGGACAGCGGCGTTCGTCTCGTCCGATGGGTAACGATGGGAGACAACCGTGTCTGTAAGGAGTGCAGGAAGCGAAACGGCGTTGTTTACGACATAGACAAAGTGCCGCCGAAGGCACATTACGGATGCAGGTGCGTATTAGAGCCTGTGAGGGAGTGATACTTTGTTAGACGAAAAAGTGATGGCCGCAATCGAGGCAATTTTGAAAAACGGCGGTATCGCCGAGATCAAAAACGAAAAAGCCGGTATTGTCGTCGTTGAAGTATCTCGGAAAGTGAAGCACAGACCGGACAAATAACTGAATATCGGCCTATCGGTAAACTGATGACCGATGGAAGCGGCAAGGCATGGCCGACGAGAGGGTATTTCCTTCTTGTCGGCCATTTTTTGTTTAGCTCAGAGAAGAGCCTAAACCCAAACGCTGGGAGATCAGCGAAAAAAGCCCAAAAAGAATAGGCAGAGAAGCCTTAAATCCCAAAGGAGAATGAATTATGAAAATCGACACCAGTAAAATCCCCAATTTCGACGCGCTCCCGCAGGAGGCCAGAGAGGCAATTACAGGCATGGAATTCGCCGATCCGGTCGACATGTCGAAGTACGTTGAAAAGTCCGTGTTCGACCGTAAGGCGTCTGAGGCGGCAGACCTGTCTAAACAGCTCAAGTCGAAGATGACGGAGGACGAAGCGGCGGCGGCAGAGCGAGCGGCAAACGAGAAAAAGATCATGGAGGAGCTTGAACAGCTCAGAAAAGAGAAGGTCGTTGCCGACTACAAGGCAAGATTCCTCGGCCTTGGCTATGCGGAACAGCTCGCGACCGAAACAGCGGAAGCGCTTGCAGACGGAAAGATGGATGTTGTCTTTACGAATCAGCAGAAGCACAACGAAGCGCTTAAAGCGGCTGCTGACGCAGAGAAGCTTGCTGGCAACGAAAAGCCCCCTGCCGGGAAAGACGCCGGTGTTACCATCGATAGCCTGCGCAAGATGAGCGTAGCAGAACGATACGAGTTCTCGCAGAAGAACCCGGAACAGTACGAAAAACTTTACGGAGGTAACTAAACTATGCCGAACAACCCTTACAGCAATTTCTTCCTCTCGAATGAGGTCGAAGACCAGTACAATTCCCACCTCGATCTCCAGCAGTTTTGCACGGTAGACAACACTCTGACCGGCGTTGCTGGCATGATTCGCAAGATCAACCGCTATTCTGCGACGGCCGGTACGGAAAAGCTCAAGAAGGGCGATGGCAACACGAAGACCATCGAGGTCAGCTATGTGCCGAAGGACTACGAAATCAAGCTGGCTCAGAACCGCTTCAAGTATTTTGACGAGGACGCAATGGAAGACCCGATGATCGTCCCCGTCGGTATGCGCCGCGCCGGTTCCGACATGTTCAACACCGTCAACGACGATGTTTACGGCGAGTTCGCGAAGGCAACCATCGTTGTTCCCGTCGTGAAACTGAACTTCGATGCTTTCGCAGACGCACAGGCGATGCTTAACCTCGAAAACCTCGAAGGAACGAGCATCTTCGCCTTTGTCAGCCCGTCCGACGTTGCGGAGCTGCGGAAGGAACTCAAGGATACCCTTCAGTATGTCGAGGCGTTCGCTAGAAGCGGCTACGTCGGCACGGTTGCCGGTGTTAACGTCTTTACCAAGAAGGACGCAACGAGCGGTTCTGTGTACATGGCGACGAAGGAAGCAGTCACGCTGTTCAACAAGAAGGGCGTGGAGATCGAGCAGAACACCGCGAACACCCGCTCCGAGGAAGCGGCGAACAAGCGCGAGAACACCATCTTCTCCCGCAAGTATTACCTTGCCGCCCTCACCGACGAGACAAAGGACGTGAAGATCTTCAAGGGCACGGCGACTGCATCGCAGGATACGTCCGTAAACAGCGGCAAGACCTACTACGCAAAGTCCGGCGTCGGCTATGTTGCCGTTACGCCCGCTTCCGGCGACAGTCCCAAGGACAAGGGCTGGTACACTATCGCTTGATAAGGGGGGTACGCATCGTGACGTTTGACGAAAAAATCAGAACGGTTGAACTCCTTTTGGGAGAGAGCGCGGAAGACGAGCTGATCGGTGCGTACCTGTCTATGGCCGAAAGCGAAATCCTGTCATGGTCTGGTGCTGAGAGTGTTTCCCCAAACTACGATACAGTTCAGATCATGGCAGTGATCGCCGGATACAACCTGATCGGCACGGAGAACCAGACATCCCACAACGAAAACGGCATTTCCAGAGTGTTCAAGCATTCTGACATGGTAGCCTATATCCGAAATAACGTCTGCGCGAAGGTGGTGACGTATTGAGATCACTTAGACGCAACAAAAGGACGTTCTGGTACGCAAACCTTGTCGGAAGCGATGAAACCCTTTCTGGCGGGAAGCGAACCGGCCAGTATGTGACGCGATACGGGAATCCGGTCAAGGCGATGGAGAATGTTTCCGCTGCACGCGGTTCGTTGGATGACGAGCATTTCGGAATCAACGCTGACTATGACAGGACGATAACGAGCTGTGACCGGAATCTCGGCATAGACGAGGCATCGGTTCTGTGGATTGAGAAAGCGCCGGAAATCGCTTCTGACGGCTCGACAGATACGCCGTGGGACTATGTTGTTGCAAAAATCGCACGGTCTATCAACAGCACTACCATTGCAATCAAGAAGGTGTCAGTGTCGTGAAGAAAATAACGGTAGAGCTGAACGCCGTATCCATCAACAGGGCGATTCGAGAGATAAAGAAGCTGGACGCGGAGTGGGACAGGAAAATTGACGAAGTGATTCGTAGGCTTGCGACGTTGGGCGCTACAAAGGCTTCACTAGGCTTTTCCCACGCCATATATACGGGAGAAAAGGACGTTTCCATATCGGTCGAGCCGATAGAAAACGGATATTCCATCATTGCGTCCGGTGAATCTGTTCTGTTCATCGAGTTCGGCTCCGGCGTCAAATACGGCTATGGACATCCTGACCCAATGGGATACGGCCCCGGCACATACCCCGGAAAGGGACACTGGGATGACCCGAGCGGATGGTATCTTCCAAAAAGCAAGGGCGGCTTGCATACATACGGCAACCCGCCGTCCGCGACGATGTACCAGACGGGGAAAGAACTACAGCAGGAGATTTTGCGGATAGCGCGGGAGGTGTTCACAGGTGGTTCCTGATATTGAGACAGATGTGTTCGATGCGGTTGCAACGACGTTGGAAGCGAAATACGGGGACATTTTTGTGACTGGCGAGTATGTCCACGCTCCTGAGTTTTTCCCGGCTGTCAGCATTATCGAAGAGGACAACGCAGCGTACCTTCCGGCGCTTGATACGGAAGGTTCACACCACTCTCAGCTCATGTATGAGGTCAACGTATACAGCAACCTCAAAAGTGGGCGCAAAGCACAGGCAAAAGAGATCATGCAGACGATTGACGAAAAAATGTCAGCGATGGGTTTTGCCAGACTGAGCAGGCAACCCATGACATTGCCGAACGCGGAAACATCCATCTACCGGATGAACGCACGGTATCGGACAGTCGTTGACGAAAATAAACGACTTCTAAGGAGGTAGCCAAATGGCAATTGAACTCAGCACGGCAGGCATTCTGCTTGGCTATGCTATCGAAACAGTCGCGGGGACAAAGCCGTCGGCTTTCACGCAGATCAAGGGCGCAAAGAGCCTCCCGGACATGAATCCGGAGCCGTCCACGCTGGAAACGACGCCGCTCGAAGCGACGGAATGGAAAACCTACATCGACGGTCTGAAAGACCCCGGCGGGGCGCTGGCTGTGACCTTCAACATGTCCAACGATCTGCAAACGACTTGGGATGATATTGTTGACCAGTATAAGACCGCAGCGGAAGCCGGAAAGAAAACGTGGTGGGAATTCTACGTCCCCGGCCTGACCAAGGCGTTTTTCTTCACGGGGAACCCGTCTCCGCTTGGCTTTGCTGGCGCGGAGGTGGACAGTGTTCTTGAGAACACGGCATATATCACCCCGAACGGAAACATTGGCTGGAACACGGCAGTAAAACCGACGGCAAGTGCCTAATTTCATGGAGGAATGTGTATGCAGGAGAGAATCGTAATTAACGGGAAGGGGTATCCGACAAAGGAGATCACCTTCAACACGGTCTGCCAGTTCGAGGATATGGGCGTTCCCATGTCCGATATCGAAGCGAAGTCCATCATGTTTATCCGTGCTTACGCGGCTATGTGCATGGGCGTCAAGGCGGATCAGGCAGGAGAAGAGATCGAGAAGCACATTTTGAACGGCGGTACGATGGAGGAGATTGCAGATGTTCTCCGTCAGGCCGTCGAAGAAAGCGGTTTTTTTCAGGCTCTGTCCAAGAGAGCGGAAACGGCGGACAGCAAGGGCCAGACGGAAACTGCGTAAAAAAGCACTACGCATCCTTTCGTGAGGAGTGCATTGAGACGTATCTTCCGCAATGTCTCATGATCGGAATCAGCGAGGCGGGATTCTGGAATATGAATCCCGCCAAGATGAAGCCTTATATTGAAGCAGACAGATTACGTCTTGAGAGCAAGAATTATGAATTGTGGCTCCAAGGCGTTTATTTTTTTGATGCTATTTCTATCGCACTGTCCAACGCCTTTGCCGGGAAAGGCAAAAAGCCCATCGAGTATCCGAGCAAACCCCGGAAGATCACACCGGACACGCCGGAAGAACGGGCGGCACGGGCAAGGCGTGAGAGAGAAAGGGCGATCGCATTCTTCAAGAATATGGAGCGGAATTTCAAAAAGAAAAGTGGTGATATGAGTGGCGACAGTTGAAACACTGGAAATTGAGATTAAAAAAAGCGCTTCGGACGCCTCGAGCGGAATAGAGGGGCTTGTTTCGGCGCTGACGCAGTTGAAGCAATCTGTTTCAGGTGGCGCGGGATTAAAGGCTGCTGTCAACCAGATAAAGAGTTTGGGTACGGCGATAAATAATGTCACGGGCGCGAATGACGGCCTTTCAACGACATTACAGACGCTACAGGGCATTGCGGATATCGACTTCTCAAACCTCAGAGAGGCGGCGCAGAACGTGAACGCTGTAGCAGGCGCGGCGAATGGGCCGAGGAATACCGGCACTCCGGCAAATGCTCCAGCTGCGGCGGTGCAAATGGGCGCGGCGGATGAAGTTGAAGTCGGGCAAGTGACGGAACAGGTCATGGAAGCTGGCGACGCTGCGAGAGCGTCCGTATCTGACTTCAAGGCTTTCTCGGAGGCATTAAATAAAGGCGTTATCGGCGCGGCGAAGGCGGCGATATTTCCACTCTCTGCAATAGGAAGCCAGATAAAGGGATTGGTAAAATCTCTTGGGCGTATCGCTGTGTATCGCGCAGTTCGTTTCGCGATCAAGGGAATATCTACGGCCTGCAAAGAGGGCGTGAACAATCTCGTGCAGTACAGCGCCGCCCTGAACAGCACAGACGCGGCGACCGCAAACGCCACCATGTCCGAGTATGCGTCAACATTGCTACAGGTCAAAAATTCCGTTGGCGCGGCGGTCATGCCTGCACTTGCAGCGTTGCTCCCCGTTATTAACACAATTGCAAGCGCATTTATAACGGCGGCAAATGCCGTCAATCAGTTCTTCCAAGCACTGAGAGGTCAAAGCACATTCACAAAGGCAAAAAAGAACACAGTGGACTATGCGAAGAGCCTCAAGAGTGCATCCAGCGCAGCAAAGGAACTGCAAAAGACGCTGCTCGGCTTCGACGAGATCAACCGTCTGAACGATGAAAACAAGGGTGGAGGCGGCGGAGCCGCTGGCGCGTACTACTCGGATATGTTCGAGGAAGCGCAGATCAGCGAAAAAGCAAAGAAATTCGCAGAAGTCCTAACAAGGATTCAGGAATTCGTTACTTCCGCATACGGAATCCTGACGTCTGCACTCGGGATGTTCGTTATCGGTGCAATTCTTACATTCTCTGGCGCAAACATTCTGCTGGGCCTCGGCCTCATGGCTGCGGGCGCGTATCTATTTGCGAAAGAAATTGCGGCGAACTGGGACGAAATGACCGAAAAGGTCAAGGACACAATCGAGAAGATCATGATTGCCGTCGGTGCGGGGGTGCTTGTTGTTGGCGTGATTCTTGCGTTCTCCGGCGCGAATATTCCTCTTGGCATTGGCCTTATGCTGACAGGCGCGGCGGCTCTTGGAGCGGCGGCGAAACTCGACTGGGAGCGAATGAAAAAGCAATTGCAAGGGACGCTCGGGAAGATCCTCGCTGCTGTGTCTGCCGGATTGCTTGTTTTGGGCTGTGTGCTTACATTCTCCGGTGCGAATCTCCCGCTTGGAATCGGGCTTATGATTGCCGGTGCGGCGGGGTTGGCCAGCGTGGTTGCAGTTAATTGGGACACAATAAAAAATGCGCTACAGGGAGAGTTCGGTAAAACCATTGCGCTTGTCTCTAGTGGATTACTTGTTATTGGCCTAGTTCTGGCGTTTTCAGGGGCGGCACTGCCTCTCGGAATTGGGTTAATTGTTGCCGGTGCTGCTGGGCTGGCAACGACGGCTGCTGTTAATTGGGATTCCGTGGAAAAGTGGCTATCCAAAGCTTGGGGGACTATCAAAAGGCTTGCAATGAGTTCAGGAATGTTAGCTATTGGCGTTGTCTTGCTGTTTAGCGGCGTTGGCGCGCCGCTAGGGCTTGAGATGATTAAAGAAGCGGTTGGCTCCCTCATTGCGGGAAGTGAGCCGAACTGGGATGCTATCACAGAAAAGATCAAGGAGCCGTTCAACAAAATCAAAAATTGGTGGACGTCAACAGTAGAGCCTTGGATAACCAATGCAAAAAACAGTATTGTCAGTATCTTTACAGGCGGTGATAATGCGACGCTTCCGGCTGTCAGCAACGTTGTAAAGCCGAAGTTTTCACACACTGTCGGCAAATTTGCATCCGGCGGCTTTGTCACATCCGGTCAGCTTTTCTATGCACGAGAGTCCGGGCCGGAGCTGGTCGGCTCTATCGGCGGCAGATCGGCTGTCGCGAACAATGACCAGATTGTAGAGGCTGTTTCCAATGGCGTTTACAATGCGATTGCGCCTTTGATGTCGGGTATGCGTAACGGAGATACGCACATTTATCTTGACGGAAAGGAAATCACGGCAGGTCAGAACCGCAGAAACCGCATGTACGGCGCGGCTCTGTCCGGCGTGTAAGGAGGCCGTATGAAAGTAAAGATAAATGGTTTGGACATAACCGATTACATTGCATTCGGCGGCTTTAAGTGGACGAGAAACGACGTTGACTCGCCTGACACCGGGCGTATGCTTGACGGTGTTATGGAGCGCACCCGCGTTGCAACAAAGGTCAGAATTGACATTACATGCCGCCCGCTTCTTCTTTCCGAAGCGTCTGAGCTTCTAACCGCGATCATGCCGGTTTTTGTGCAGGTCGAGTATACAGACCCACAGGAAGGGCGCATTGTAACGAAAACAATGTACTCTAACAACAACCCGGCATCTTTCTGTATGAAGAAGCCGGACGGACGCGAGTTTTGGAACGGGATTACGTTCCCGCTTGTTGAAAAGTAGGTGATTCTATGCAGACAGTCCCGAGTAATTGGAACGACGTTTTCAATCTCGACCACAGAACCGAGTTCAAGGCGGTTATAAACGGCGCAACATACACCTACGGCTCTATCAAATCCGCACAAATCACAAAGTCCATGATGGACAAACTGACCATTGGTCAGGCAACGTCGGCAATGCTCGACATGGTGTTTAGACCGCAGGGGGCAATCCCCCCTGCGGCAAAGATAGAGTGCTATGTCAGACTGACGAATTATGACCCTACGACGGTCATCACTGACGAGGCATCAAATGTCATTAAAACAGATGACGGCTTTGTACTCGCCTCAACATACTCTGTCGGTACAGACTGGATTCCATTCGGAACGTTCTTTATCGACACGAGGGAAATCGCGGCAAACGGTCTTATGACCATCACAGCATACGACAAAATGCTTACAGCAGAGCAGGACTTCCCTTCTTCTGCTGGCTCTATGACCATGAGTAATGCTGTGTCGTACATAGCAAACGCTATTGGCATTCAGGTCGATAGCCGAAACCAGATAGCCCCGTACAGCATTGACAGCCCTGTTGGGCTTTACACGATGCGCGAGGTGCTTTGCGGGATTGCGGCGGCATCCGGCGGCAACTTCGTTATTACCGAAAATAACAAGCTCCGGCTTATCCGAATCACGTCTCCGGCAACGGTTGAGAAAACGCGCGTTGCGTCTCTTGACATTCTTTCCGATGTTCAGGCCATCGGGAAGGTCACGCTGTATCCAGACGGGAACACACAGTACAGCTCCGGAACATCCGGATACGAAATTCAAGCGGACTGCATCTATGCTACGCAGGACATTTGCAATTATGTAAAAGGCATTCTGAACGGCGTGCGATACCTGCCATACAGCGCTGGGACGGCATTCATAAACCCTGCACTGGAACTTGGAGATAGCGTCAGCCCGAACGGGAATCCCGCCATTTTAGCCTCTGCTGTCTTTACAATCGGCGTTTCCATGGGTGCGAACATTGAAGCACCGATTGATATGGAGGTAAACCACGAATATCCATATCAGTCTAGGACGCGAGAGGAACGCCGCCTTGCCACAAGTCAGAGCCGCATTGAAAAGACCACCGAACAAATCCGTCTCTCCGTAGAAGGCAAGGCCGACGCAGCGGACGTTCAGGCCGCGATAGACCTGAATCTAAATAACCTCAGTCTTTCCTATACCGCAGGCGAGAACGGCGCATCTATCACGCTGTCGAAGGACGGCGTATCCATCACTGGCGACGTGAAAATCGGCTCTATCGATGCGGATAAAATCGCCGTAAAGAACATAAACGCGGACGAGATCACGGTAGGTTCTCTTTATGGTATCGACATTGTAGGCTGCAACATCTACGCGCAGGAGTCGAGAAAAGAGTATGCGAAGATCACTGCGACTGGTCTTGAGGTCTACACGGACAACACCTTCAAAATGGGACTCGCGGTAATCAATGATTCGCCTACCTTGGAACTAGGTAATACGACGCCGGGAATCGTGCAGAAGGTCTTTGAGGAATCCGCACACAGGCTTTGGATAGGAGACCGGAACTGGCGAGACGGATTCTTAATTGACTTTACGAATCACACGATCAAGAAATTTAAGAATGGAACAGGGACGGTAATATGAGCGAAAAACTGAAATCCCTTGTCGCGATCAAGGAAACGCTGAATAAAATCCGCGTTTCAGGGCGCGACGATTGCTACGCCGTTGTGGCAATCAATAACGAACTGGACAAGCTCATTTCCGCTGAGAAAGAGGTGATAGACAATGGCTGATGTGTACAAGAAAATATCCGACTTCAACGTTGCTTCCAGTTTTGGTGATAATGACCTCCTTCTTGTTTCGCAGACTGGAATAACGAAGGTCATTCGAGGCTCGACGCTGAAAGAACTTGCGCGAGCGGCAGGTGTGGAAGCGGCGAAAATCAACAATGCTACGGTCAATGCCGCCGGGCATCTGATTCTGCATACGACGAGCGGAGCAAATATTGATGCTGGCAAAGTCACGGGAAATGACGGCGTATCCGTCACAGGCGCGTCTATCGATTCGCAGTATCATTTGATTCTCAGCTTTTCGGACGGCACGACAAAGGATGCGGGATACTGCCGGGGCGCTTCCGGAGCTGGCACGGGTGATATGCTTTCTTCCGATTACGACGCAGACCATGCCATCAAGGGCGCAGGCGGCATCGCGGCTTATACCACCCCGAAAGCGTTTGACATTGTTTTAAGCACTGGTGGCTGGTCGAACAAACAGCAGACTGTTTCGAACAGCCTGTTTTTGAACACTGGCTATAAGTACATTGTCGCGCCGACGTGGGGGAATGCAGACGCGTACAGCAAGTCGAAAATCAAGGCAAAGGACGTTACGGTTAACGGCTCGATGACGTTTGTATGCGATACCGTGCCAACAACGAATTTGTCTGTGCAGGTCTTGAGAGTGAGGGTGCAGTAATGGCGAATGTTATCAACATGGTCGGCGGCGGCGCTCCGACCTTGCAGGAGAAAACAGTTTCCCCGTCTGGTTCTCAGCAGGTCGTTACGCCGGACGCAGGGAATGACGGACTCAGCAAAGTAACCGTGAACGCCGCGCTTCTGCAAAGCAAGACTGTTACACCGAATTCGACCCAGCAGACTGTTTACGCAGATAGCCAATACTATGGGCTTTATAGAGTGACCGTAAACCCTGCAAGCGGCAAGAAAGCAATCGTGAAAAGCGTTTACCCACAAACAGAAAGGACGTTTGACATATTAGACACGGATAACGTTGGACTCCAACACGTGGAAAGCGTCACGATTTCCGCAAGAAACACAAGCGAAATCCCAGAAAACCATTGCGCGATTTTTGCGTGGGACAACGATAGAACTGACGCCGCAGCGGTTGTCGGAACGAATACACCGAAGTGGGATATATCTCGCGTTGGAGTTCCGATTGCCAACATCAGTGGAAATCACATTATTATAGGTTTCAACAACATCTTGTTTGAGGATACCGCACTATACACAGTTATAATCACAGGGACATAAGGCGGTGAAAAAATGATTGAAATGAAAGCAACACATCGTGCACCTATCAAGCTGGGGCACACGGGAGAAAACGAGGCTGTTCGCGTAGCCTTTTCTCTGCTCCCGTTCAAAGAGACCTTCCCTGACGGCGGTCCTGCGCTTCTGGCGCGTCGAAAGGGTGACGCCGCCGCGTATCCCGTTCCGCTTACAATCGAGGCTGACACGGCGTACTGGGCTGTCACACGCGCAGATACGGAGAAAGCAGGCTTCGGGCAGTGTGAATTACAGTGGCTTGTCGGGAATACCCTTGCGAAATCCGATAAGTTTGACTTCTTTGTTGTGAAAGCGCTTGAGGCTGGTGAGGAAGCGCCCGACGCGCCGAGCAAGGCATGGTTCGAGGCGATTCAGACGCAAATCGGCGACCTGTCGAAGCTGACCACCAAAGCGAAGGAGAATCTTGTTGCCGCGATCAACGAGGCAGCGCGCACGGGCGGCGGCTCCGGCGGCGGCACGATTGATATGCGGGTATCCGGCGGGTACATCCAGTATTCTAACGACGGCGTTACGTGGGAAAACCTGATTGCCGTGAGCGAGCTTAAGGGAGAAGCTGGCCCAAAGGGCGAAGCAGGCCCGCAGGGCATTCCCGGCGAGAAGGGTGCTGACGGCGCACAAGGCCCCGCTGGCCCCAAGGGAGATACAGGCCCACAAGGCCCTCGCGGAGAAACGGGGCCTCAAGGCGAACAGGGCTTGAAGGGCGACACTGGCCCGCAGGGTGTTCCGGGCGAAAAGGGTGCTGACGGAGCGAAAGGCGACACTGGCCCGCAGGGCGAGCGAGGCCCACAGGGCATTCAGGGACCGCAGGGCATTCCGGGCGAGACCGGCCCGCAGGGCGAGAGAGGCCCGCAAGGCCCGAAGGGCGACAAGGGCGACCCCGGTGTGCAGGGGCCGCGCGGTGAACAGGGCCCTGCCGGAGAACGAGGCCCGAAAGGAGAGCCGGGGACGCCTGCGGTGACGGCGGCGGACAACGGAAAGTTCCTGCGGGTCGTGAACGGAGTCTGGACGGCGGAGGCCGTTCCTTCGGCGGGAGGTGCGTCGTTTTGAGTGAATATCTGACAAACGGTGCGGCGCTGACCCACACGGCAGACCGGATTCGCGCAAAAACCGGCTCGGCGGCAAAGCTCACTTGGGACGACGCAAAGGGCTTCGGAGATGCGGTGGATGCGATTTCGGCAAAAGAAAGCATACAGCACGCGGAGATTCCGGACTATGTGAAGGATGAGGCGCTTTCGGTGGCGGAGAAGGTCAGGCGTGTCTTGAAAGACGACAGCATCGTATTTGCGGCGGTCTCCGACTTTCACCACGCCGGGCCGCAGACAGACGGCTGGCAGACGAACATCAACGCCGGAAATCTGCACGCCTGCATGGCGCTCAAGGTGCTGGCGTACAGTCTGCCGAGGCTCGATTTTGCGTGTATGCTCGGCGATGTGACGTTCGGAAACGCAAAGACCACGACCGAACTGATGCAGGCACAGTTTGACGAGATCAACGGCTGGCTCGGTGAGGCATGGCGCGATGTGCCGCAGTTCCGAACGGTCGGAAACCACGACACCGGAGAGTACAGCACGCTTGTCGGCGCGGCATTCCTGAAAAACAACATCGGGAAATACAACGAGGGCGCGGTCTACGGAAGCGCGGAATACGGCTACTGCTATCGGGACTTTCCGGACAGAAAGCTGCGCGTGATCTGTCTGAACGCATGCGAGGGCGAGACGACGGGAGGCGCAAGTGCTCCGAAAATCTTCTCCGGTGCGCAGCTGATGTGGTTTGCGGAGACGCTGAGCGATGTGGGAGGCAAGGCCGATGCCGCCAAGTGGGGCATCCTCGTGCTGGCACACTATCCGCTCGATCTGGGCGGCGCGTATCCCGCGGGAAACATCGTCAAGGCGTATGTGAATGGAGAAGTAGCCGTTGTCGGAGGAGAACGGATCAATTTTCAGGGGAAAAACGCGGCGAAGTTCGTCGCAAATGTCCACGGGCACAATCACTGCTTCCAGTTCGGAAAGCTCCACAGCGTGGAAAACGGAAAAGGCACACAGTTTGACGCATGGCGGATGTGCACGCCGAACGCCTGTTTTTACAGAAACAACTCCGGCGTCGTCACCATGTACGGAATCTCATTCGGCGATCCCGCGGCCTACGACAAGACGGCCGGAACGGGCAAGGACACGGCCTTTAATATCAACGTCATCAATCCGTCTGAGCAGGTGATCTATTCGTTCTGCTACGGCGCAGGAACGGACAGAACCATCGGGTACGCGGCAACGGTCTATCACAGCATCACGAACACGCTGACGCATGTGACGACGAGCAATGACGCAGTCGCTGCCGAGGACGGCACGGAATATACGGCGGCGCTTTCGGCGGTGAGCGGCTACACGATGGAGACGGTCTCGGTCACGATGGGCGGCGTGGACATCACGGCCTCCGCCTACACGGAAAGCTCCGGTGTCATCCGCATCGCGAAGGTCACGGGCGACGTGGTCATTACGGCAAAGGCTACAAAGGTGGTGTCGTATCATAACCTTGTCCCGATCGCTGTGGACACGAGCGGGGCCTCTGCGCCGTATACGGATGGGCAGATGCTCAGCTCCAGCGGCGCATTGTCGGCAAGCAGCCACTTCACGACCACCGGCTTTATCCCATTTGACGGCGGCGCGGTTCATATTTATCGCATCGGCGGTGACGGCATTGCATGGAACGAATATGGCGCAAGGCTGGCGTGGTACAATGCAGACTTTTCACTGAAGGGAAACGTACTTGGCTACAATCAGCTCGGGAACAGCATCTATTTCCCGACCAAGGTGGAGGACCCGAACGCCGCTGGGGCATTTTCTACGGACGAGAATGTTGCGCCGCCGCAGGGGGCGAAGTATTTCCGTGTGTCTGCCAAGGGCAAGGGCGCGGATCTGATCGTAACACTGGACGAAGAAATCACATGACGGGCAATGCCCGCGAGAAAGGAGCACAAGATGGAAGACGGGATTCAGGCGCAGATCGCCTCCGTGGAGGCGCGATGCAAGAGCAACTCGCACAGGATCGACGAGCTGGAGGCAGACAACAAGGCGCTGCATCAGCTGGCGACCTCGGTGGAGGTTCTGGCCACCAAGCAGGAGACGATCGAGGAAAACGTGAACGAGATCAAGGCCGATGTGAAAAGCCTCAAGGCGCTGCCGGGGAGCCGCTGGGAGGCGGTCGTGAAGGGCGTCATTGCCGCGCTCATCGCGGGGCTGATCGGCTTTGCACTGGCAAAGCTGGGGGTGGGTGGATGAAATGCCGAAGATCGTGAAGAAGTCGCGCGTGACCAAGGGCAAGATGGCGCGGGAGCTGGTGTACTACTGCCTCTGGGCGCTGACGGCGGCGCTCGCGTGGGCGATGGTCGTCAAGACGGCGGCGCTGCTGCTCGACCGGACGTGCGACCTTTCGGACGTGCTGGTGTTCGCGGGCGCGGCCTTCGGCGGGGAGCTGCTGCTCCTGCTTGTAAAACGTGTATTTGCAAAACCGAACGACAAAGAAGATGGAGGGACATACGATGGATAATATCAAGAAACGGCTGGGGAATCTGCTGAGCGTGAAGTCGCTGGTGACGCTGGTGCTGACGGGCGTGTTCGCCTACATGGCGGTCGTTGGCAAGATCTCGCAGGACTTCATGACCATCTACGCAGTCATCATCGCGTTCTACTTCGGAACGCAGAGCCAGAAGCTTCAGGATGCGGTGGACGAGAAAGGAGGCGGCGCGGGAGATGCCGGTAATTAAGGACGCTCTGACGAGCTGCAACCACAGCAAGGGCGGCTGCCGCCCGAAATACATCGTGGTGCATTATTTCGGCGCGCTCGGCACGGCGGCAAGCGTGGCCGAGTGGTTTAAAAATCCGCAGGCCAGAGCCAGCGCCCACTATGCCGTGGATGAGGGCAACGTCATATACCGCTGCGTGAAGGAGTCCGACATTGCGTGGCACTGCGGAGACGGACAGAAGCACCCGGAATGCCGGAACTGGAATTCCATCGGCGTGGAGGTACGCCCGAGGAAGGTCAACAAGGCGCGTCTCGGCGCGTATGACACGGACTGGTACTTTGACGAGCAGACGCTTGAAAACGCCGTGTGGCTCATCCGGCGGCTCATGAAGCAGTACAACATCCCGGCGGATCACGTCATCCGTCACTACGACGTGTCGGGCAAGATGTGCCCGAGGCCATTTGTCGGGGACGATATTAACACCCACTACAACACGTCCGGCAACGTGCAGTGGGCGAGATTCAAGGAAAGGATTGATGATGAAGTGGTTGAAAAGTCGAGAATGATCGTGGACGGCAAGGAGGTCGCCGTGGAGCGCATCCTGAAAAACGGCACAAACTATGTCAAGGTGCGCGACATCGCCGCAGCGCTCGGCCTGAAGGTCAGCAACAAGGGCAATATCGCCGTGCTGGAAACGAAGTAAGCCTGCGCCGTCCTGCGCGCCGAAAGGAGGCGCGAATGGCAAGAGGGCGCGTAAATCTACCAGTGGAGATGCAAACCTTACTGGCGGGCGATTGGGAGCGCGTCCTTGGGCAGGCGATGCTTGGCCGGGAAGATCGGCAGATCATGCGGATGTACGTCATGGACAGGCTGCCGCAGATTGAGATCGCGGCGGAGATGCACATGGACCGGTCGACGATCTCGCGGAGGCTTGTACACAGCATAAACGAGGCGCGCAGGACGGCAAAAAGGCTGAATATCGTATAGCAAAAGCCCGGGGCATTATGCCTCGGGCTTCGCGTTCTTCCATATGTAATTTGGATCATATCTCTTGCTGGCACGTTCGAGCGTCTTAAAGTCGCATGAGATATTACAGAGAAATGTGTTTTTCTTGTTGACAACCTCAAAATACGTTTTCGCGGATCTCTGGAAAATAGAAGCACGGTTGCGATCAATCTCGACAAGCTGGTTATATAGAAGTGCGCGGTATTGGGCGTCCGTCTCGTCATCAATATCAAATCTAATAAGGGCACAATCAGGGACGGGAACCATGTTGTTGAAACCAAGAATCCCGAGTTTTCCGTCGTCTAATTTGAATATGTGAATTCCAGGCTTAATTCTAACATGGTTTGGCTTCGGAGACTCCATTGGAACAAAATATCGATATTCTCCGACAAGCAAAACGACGCCGACATACGGTCTTCTTGCGTCCTTGTTAAACTGGACGCGTTTGTCACGTGAGTGCAAAAAATGTATGTATTTATCAGATATTCTGTAAATGCTCAGTTTTTCCATGTTTCGACCTTTCTTGCAAAGTAAAAGCGGGACAGTGTACGCCGTCCCGCTTTTGATTGCCCATGCAATTTTTTCATTCCCTACTTAACGGCAAGGGTTTTCCGCTTTTTTCATTCCCTACTTAACGGCAAGGGTTTTCCGCTTTGATGGGCGGTGATGAACAGGCAGTGTTCGTCACTTTATATATGCAGATCTCTCTGCACCCTTAGTATAGCATGTTGTAGATGAAAATCAAGCGGAATCGAAACTTTTTTTACGACATGGAACGACACGGAAATATAACTTATCGGAATCGCACACAAATACAGCACAAACGCACACAAATGCATCCCTTAGATTTTCTGGCTGGCGCATAATGAGGATAGGAGCTGGCCAGCTTACTTTTTGATTCGGAGGAACTATTTATGGAATACGCAAGTAACGGCAAGGGCAATCTCGGTGTTACGCTCGGCGCGATCGGAACCGGCCTCGGCGTACTCGGCGGTGGGCTTGGCAACCTGCTCGGCGGTTGGGGCATGGCCCCGGCGGCGGTGTGCAGCGAGAACACGCCGGTCTCGCGCTACGAGCTCAACCAGCAGAAAACCATCTCGGAGAAGGACATGGAGATCTCCTACTGGCGCGGTCAGGACGAAACAAACAGAAAGATCACGGAGTCCTACAGCAAGCTCGAAAACCGCCTGATCGGTCTGGCGGCAGAAGTCCGCGCGAACAAGGATGAGCAGGTGGCGATCAACATGCAGCAGGCCGTGTACAACGGCACCACCACTGCGACGATCGGCTGCATCCAGAACCAGGTGAATCAGCTGCTCGGGCTGACGAAGCTCGTCGTGCCGAACGCTTCCGTGTGCCCCGGCTGGGGTGCGGCGAAAGTGACGGTTGAGCCTGCAACGGCGACCACTTAATGCAAAAGGGGCGGCAAGCGCCGCCCCAAAAATAAGATGGAGGTATCCTTATGGTAACGATCGATCAGGCCATGCGCGGCGCGATGCGGTTTGCAGATAACGAGGTCATCCCGCACCTGCCGACCGGCAAGGGCATCGGCGCAGGCATTGCGCTGGCGCTTATCATGGACGGCGGCAAAGACCGCCTCATGAAGCTGCGCGAGCATCCGGCGGTGCAGCTCATGGGCGTTATGGACGAGTCAGGAAACATCGACATTGACCGGCTGTACAATGCCGCCCGGCCGAAGATGGACGGGCAGAAGCTGCCGGTGAACGTGCCCATCCTCGGCGAACTGCGCTTTGATGTGGGCGATCTCGATAAGCTGTACAGATACATCAAGGAGGCGTGACATGAGAGAGTATATCGAAAAGCTGTACAAGGAGCTGGAGGCCGTCACGGAGCGCCCTGTGACGCTCTGCCGCGCCGAGGAGGCCGGTGTATACGCTGGCACAATCCGTGCGCTGGAAAAGCTGGAAAGGCGGCACGGAGCCTGCGATGGGCTGACGCGCGAGGACGCGGAGGAATGGGCGGCGAAGATGGAGAATGCCGACGGTTCGACCGGCCCGCACTGGACGATGGACCAAACGTCTGCCGTGGCGGATGCGCGCGGCATCGGGCGCGACGTCCCCCGCTGGGCGTGGGGCGTGGCGATGAACATGATGTACTCCGATTACTACGGTGTGGCCGTGGACTTCGGAGTGAACCGCCCGGAGTTTTACGCCGCCTTGGCAGAGGCGTTTCTGACGGACAAGGACGGCCCCGGCCCGGAGGAAAAACTGTGCGCATATTATAGGGGGATCGTGGAGCGCTGAAAACACAGGGAGTGACGTTTGAACACAGAATAAACACAGTAAGCCTTACATGCACTGATAATAGGTAATCTTATCAGAGTTCGAGTCTCTTCAGGTCCACCATACAAAGAAGCATCGGAAATCAAACCCCGACGCTTCTTTTTTATTTATTTTGAGCATAAAACGCAAATAAAATGTGATAAATATTAAAACAACAAATTTTTATCTCTAATTTGCTTTTCACAAAACATAGCATAAACTAGCACTAAAATACATTAGTGTGAACACAGAATGAACACAGTAATTATCTCCTAGAATCTTGCATTCATCTGGTCGGCTGCTTCGTCAATGCGCTTGTCAAAAATCTCTGCATACGTGTCCATCGTGGTTGCGAGTTGCGCGTGTCCAAGAAGTTGCTGCATCGTTTTCCAGTCAACGCCCGCCTCGTAAAGCGCTGAAGCGTAGCCGTGCCGGATTACGTGCGGCGATGCGGTAACTCCGGTCCTCATTTTGTATCCGGCGTATAAATCATCCAGTTTCCATCCGGGGAATGGCGATGCGCCGCCGTCCGGGGAAAAAATGTACCCATGCTTTTTATCTGGTAGTATATCTTCCAACGCGGATAATAATGGCACAGAACGAATTCCGGCCTCTGTCTTCGGGAGCTTGATTTGTGGCTTCGGCCCGGTGTTATATACGCTTCGCTGGATGCGAATTCTCTTTTTCTTCCGGTCAATGTCCTCAAACATAAGTCCTTGCGCTTCACCTCGGCGGCAGCCGGTATAATAAATCAGAAAAGCAAAAAGGCCGAACTCGTCATTTACGCTGTCCTTTATCTTCTGAATTTGATCCTGTGTTGGTGCGTGCCGCTTTTTCTGAGGTAGGTTTTTCGGGAGCAAGACAGCCTCCGCTGGATTGTACTGTATGTATCCTTCACGCTGGGCTTTGTTCATGATCTGCCGAATGATTTGCCGCTGGGTGATGACCGTCTTTTTCGCATACGTTTTCGCAAAACGGTTTATGTACTTTTCGATTTCCTTCGCTGTGATCTTCGCAACGTCCGCTTTCCCGAACTCGGACACTGCACGTTCGTATGCTGGGGAGTAGTTTCGCAAGGAGTTCGGCGCAAGCGTCGGCTCGATCTCGCACCACCAATCGTGCGCGACGTTCTCAAAGGTGTCCGTCCTTCCGCTTTCTGCCTCTGCTTTGTAGTTCTTGATTTTTGTCCACACTTCACGGTCTGTTTTTCCTCTGAATGCTTTCCGCTTACCGTTTATCGTGATGATAGACTCATGAAGCCCGTCAGGGCGAACATAATATTTCGGAATCGCCATTATCTCCTCCTAATTGTTTTGACTAAAGACCATGCGATGATTCCGCTCGCCGCTACGATCATGCCGATAACGATCCACGCCGCCGTGCTGACGTCGCCATGCACGATCAGCCCGACGTCTGGAACACGAATGTCGAGGATGATATAAACCAGAAGCGCGAACGCCATGACCGCGCATGAGCATAAAAGTGTATAAATAACAGGCCGACGTGTTGTGAGCTGAGCTTGCAGCAACGCGGCCTTTTCTGCTTGATGTTCTACTTCACTTTGCAGGCGTGTGTTTTCTCCGGCGAGTTCTGTGTTCTCAAGTTCGAGCCGATGCGCCTTTTCCAGTAATTCCGGCTCGTTTCCGGTCGGTGTCGATAGTCCTGTTAGTTTATCGAGGGACAGCCCCAGAGCGTCACAGAGCGCCGCTGCGTAGGCTAGTTTTACATCCGTCTGTGTGCCTGCATTTATTCTCCCGACGGCTGTAACGGGCACGCCCGCCGCGTCAGCCAGTGTATTGATGGTAAATCCCTTCGCGTCCTTTTCTCGCCGTATTCTGCACTGAAAATCGTCTATGTACGGCGATAGTTTTTGCAACGAATTCTGCACATTAACGCCTCCATACGCATTTTTGAATAAAAATAGCAAAGCTGAGTAAACGGTTTCGCACAAATGGCGGCGCTTTCTCAACTCTGCTCATGGTAATATCTTCTGCCACTTGATACGATAGATACATGCAAAGCGCTCCCAATCGCTTGCATGAAAATCCCCGTGTCAGTGTTTTTCGCTGGCACGGGGAGAAACATCATTCATAGCACCAGCTTCTTTCTAAAAAATATTCCCGTTGTGATTTTATCACATACACTGTCCGAAAAATCGGACTTTTCGTGTTTTGCGACGTAGAGTTCACGCATCGGTTTTTGTGCATCACGCGAGTTGACTTATTGGAACATAGGTTCTATTATTAGATATATAAACAGATCCAGAAAAAATCCATTGCTGCGAAAGGAGATATTCCCATGTTGTCTGAAAAGGAAATTTTACAGGCTGTTTCAAATGGCGTCGAACTCGCGATCAGGTCGCTTTCTCATGAATCCAGTTGTGATACTGCCGGAGCGCAGAACACGCCGCTTGAAGGGCAACCTGCGTAACGACCTGCAAATCTTCCTTCGATAGTGTCATACCATCCGCACTTGCAGATTGCATGTTTCGCGAAATGTCGTACTGCATTTCGGGCAAGTGCTTGGTCAGGTGCGCCAAAAAATCATTATAGTCACGCTGCATTAAAACACCTCCGAGGAATTTCAGGCCTTGCGAAAAGGAAATAGAAATTGGATTAACGATCCTCTTTACTCTGACAGCTCAAAATACTCCAGCGTGAGTTTTGGTATTGTCACTGAGTTTCCCATGATTGCAATGTATGTCGTTACGCCATCGCATTCTCCGTAGAAGGTGGCCTCGTCTCCCTCAAGGATTCGGCTTCCACCCTCCGGGCGATTGTATGATACATACCATATTCCTTCTTGCGTCTCTACTCTAAGGTCAACGGTTCTCGTGTTGAACAAGTCTATGAAACTTTCCGACACCTGAATGACAGTTCCGGAGATGACGCACGGCCTCCCTTCGTAACTGTCGGGGTATCTCGATACATCCATGTACGGGAACGTCTCACAGCTTGCAATGTATTCTGCGCGTTCTTCTTCCGGCGTCTTCTCTTGAGGCTCGTCCTCCGAAACGAAGGAAGAACCGGAGCTGGCGCTTTCGTGTCTGTCTCCGCTGCTGTCAGACACACTGCCAAAAATCGCTGATATTAAAGGAATCTCAATTAGAAGAACGACAAACACCAGAGCACAGATTCCTAATATTTTCCCGGTAGTCATTTTCGGCCTGCGTTTCGCACCGCAATACAAACAAACCTTGGAATCTGCGCTAATTTGAGAACCGCATGTCTTGCATACCGCTTTCCTGTTTTTCAGTTGACACGTAGGACATTTGTGTAAGTTCTCGTCAAACTGAGTCCCGCATCTTGGGCATGTAACAACGTACACAGCATCGCCACCTTTTTCAAATAAATTGTAGGAGTGAGGAAATGAACGAATATGAACGCAAGATGATGGAAGTAATACGCGTGTCGAAAGACAAAGAAGCCGCCGTCAGAGTAGCCCTTGAGCTTTTAATGTCGCTTCAAGCAGAGCCGGAAAAGAACTCTGTGTTTCGGCAGGAAGTTTTCTGAAAAGCTCTATAAGCTTCAGCTCTGCATCTGAGAGGTCGCCTGTATTGGCGGCCTCTTTTTCTTCGGCCTCATTCCTTATGTTGTCCCCCATCAGGTCTTCCACAGAAACGCCAAAATAGTCGGCAATTTTCTTCGCGTTTACATCTGATGGATTCGCCTTTCTGCGCTTCCAACAGCTAACAGTTGATTTGTCGATTCCGAGTTCACGCCCTACAGCGGATGGGCTCTTTAAGTTTGCGGCGCATAGTGCCACAAAACTGTCATAAAACACAATAATGCACCTCATAAATTGTGCAATTCTACAAAGTAGAAAAAGTTTGCATAATACGATTGACAGTAGAAAAAGTTTGATGTATTATTGTCACGTGGTTGAAAAAGTTTGCAACAAACAAGACCCCGGCAAAACCCGCCCGTGTCAAAAGCTATTATGTACCTCGCAATTACATATTAGCACAAACTGTAAACAAATTCAACCATAAATTTTCAGAGTTGACTGCGGCATGGGAAAGCCGCCCCGCGCTGGTGGCACGGAGCGGCTGGCGGTTACTTCCGCCGGTTTGAAAGCGCCGAGCCCGCAAGTTGCTTGCTTGTCTTTGAGGACTTTCGGCAACGAAGCGTTCTCGCCGCTTTGGACGCCACTTTGCGCGACGTCCGAACGGAATTCTTGGGCAAAACGGGAACCTCCTTTCAAAAAGGTCTGCTGCCCGTTTCTTCCTTCCGACAAAGCAAAGTGTACCAGAAGTCCATACCGCAGTCAACATTTTTAACAGATTGGAGGCGAACACATGCCTGAAAAATGGACAGGCGCACTGATCGGGAAGATGCACAATGAGCGCGTCACATACGCGGAGCTTGCTTCTGAGCTTGGAATCACGAAAGGCTATCTTTCCATGATTCTGAACGGGGCAAGAAAGCCGCCAAAGGCGCGGGAACGGCTTGAATCTGCGGTTACAGCAATCATTCGTAGCCGTTCCGAAAAGGAGGGCTCGAAATGAGAGAGCCGTTCATAGACTACGCATACCAAATCTGTGGTCGCGATTGCGGGCGAGATGCGAAAGGCGTATTCCACTGCGTATGCGGTCGGTGCAGACCGTTGCGTAAGGGAGAGGACGGACCCAGAGGCTACTACGACTTTGACTGCGGAGAGGACACGAATCACAGTATAGATTACAAAACGATTCTTGTCCGCCCGCTCTTGTGAGTATGGTGGCTCTGCCAGAGGGGGGGTATCGAAATGAGAGAGCCGGAAGGATACCGCCAGCAGCTTGAATTGCTGACAGAGTTTTTCCCAAATCGCGCGGCGCTGAAAATCACTGAATGTGAAGCCGCGCTGAAACTCGACCGGAGAACGCTCCTTGCCGACAGGAGCTTTCCCGCAAAGAAAGTCGGTAGCAAATACTCCGTGCCGATTACCGAATTGGCGCGGTGGATGGTAAAGCGGTAGGAAAGGAAGAAAACAATGGTACTCAAAGGGAAGCTTTCGCTTAAACAGGCGGAAGATATTATGAAGAACAACGGCGGCGATCTCGACCTGAGCGGCACGCAGATCACGTCTTTGCCGGACAACCTTACGGTCGGCGGCAGTCTCTACCTGCGCAGCACGCAGATCACATCTTTGCCGGACAACCTTACGGTCGGCGACAGTCTCGACCTGCGCGGCACGCAGATCACATCTTTGCCGGACAACCTTACGGTC